CAAAATCTGCTATGAAGTCTCCAATTCCCTTAATTGCTGAGAATATTCCCTTCAACATTCCAACATTATCTACCAACTTCATCAAGAAAAATCCCATTATAATATTTCCAAGGAAGTTCTTGATAAAACCAAAGATACCACCAGTTCCAGGAACCTTAGGCATCTTCATTTTCTTATCTGGTTTTACATCTTTCTTCTCTAAATTTTCTTCTTGCTCTTGTCTGTTCTGATTTTTGAAATCATTTTTCTTTCTCTTCAGTTCAGCTTTTTCTGACGCTAGAGTCCCTTGTAGAATTTTTTCAATGGTAAGTGTCTTTGTATGAATGACCTTTATTGGATCATCTTTACTTACTTTTTCGGAGACACCCTGTACATCAGCAGGTGGTCTTGGCAATGAAAGTGGTGCCTTTGCAGATCTACCTACGAATTTCTCCGATTTTACAATCGCATTTGATGATTGTGGTTGTGCCTGTCCAACTCTTACGTTAGTCTTACGACCCATCATCTTTCGGGACATCGATCTAGTTGCTGCTCTTTTTAGAATAGGTAACATATCTTATTTTCTTAGAATAATGCTGGAACTGACATGCCAAGAATATTCCACTTGCCACGATTACCCTGACCAGGATTAGCATTAGGAACTTCAGATCCACCAGTGTTTCCTGAAGGGCTCTTATCTTTAGAACTTGTTTTGATGACTGTCACATTTGATCCATTAGATCCTGTTGTTGGCATACCGGGGATAGTCAAATTAGGTTGTTGGTTTGGTGCAAAACTAAATTTCTTTTTGGTCTCTGCCACTTTTGCTCCAGCAGCAACTTGAGGATCCATCAGAGCATCCGCATAACTTGCATAAGTCTTACCAGTCGTACTAGAATAATACTTACCTTTTGATGCAGCGTATGCCTGGTTGTTTTTAATTTGTGCTGCTGTAAGTTTTGATTTTGATGGTTCTGGTTGCGGTTTCCCTTTTGGTTTTGCTGCTGTCGGCGGTTTTTGTCCTGATGGATTCATCAAAGTTGAACCACCCTGACGATCAAGATCAAAAGAGTTAAGAGTAAAGAAGTCTGCGATACCTCCCAACTTAGACATAACATTATTCATCTTACGTTCTGTTGTTTCTTCCTGACCAAGAACCATGTCCACAGACATCTCTCTAGCAAATGGATTCAACTGATGCATCGCTTGTAGTCTCTGACGAAGCGTGATTGGTTGTCCTCCTTTTGCAGTTTCTGATACTCCAGAAGAGTCTCCCATAAGAACCGCAAGAGGATCCTTCATATCAACAAAGTCATACTTCTCATTTACAACTTTATATCCACCATCGGCAGTTGTTGCTGCCCAGAACTTGCCAAGAATACTCTTTGCATCTTCGGCAGCAGGAGTTATCTTCCCACCTTCGTAGTAATCCTGATAAAGTACTCTTACCTCTCCTCGTTTCAAACGATCATAACGACTCTGTATCTCTGCAATGTTACTATAATTTCCTGCCTTTGCTTTCGCAAGATCTTGTTCTGCAGTTCTAAGTTCTACAGCAGTTCTCTTCTTTGCTCTTGCAATTGCTTTATTGAGTTCATCCTTTGATGCTTTAGATAAGTCCTGTTCAGTAATCCTTCCACCAAATCCACCTAACATAGATCTAAGATATAAAAGACCAGAGTCTCTGAATGTAGAACTTTTCAACATCTTTTCAGGAATACCCATAGCAGTTTGATCTGCCGATGTTTCCTGTTTAGAAGTTTTTGGTGGAACTATTGGTTTGGGTTGTGGTATAGGTTGTGAATGAGAATGTGGTTTCTTCTGTCCCAAACCACTAAAAGATGGAAGTCTTAATTTTCCACTTGATTTTTGTCCGAGTATTCTATCGAGAGCACCGAGAGGATCACTTATTAAAGATCCTGTACGATAATTTCTAAGATCTTGGTTGGAAACATATCCGCCATTAGCAGCATAAACTGTACCATTCATCACCTTCGGTACGTTAGTGCCACCACCAGCGGCGTTCATAGCCTCTAATTGACCAACGCCAAACTTCTGTACGGCACCACGCGACATGACAAACTCACCGTCCGTGAGCATAGCAGGGACTTGATCCGTACCCGATGGACCGTCTACTTCTCCACCCTCATTATATCCAATGGGTGATATAAGATTGAGGTTAACTTTACCCCCACCACTAAATTTAAATATTGGTTGTACTAATCCACCACCAGAATATCCACTGACAGGAATATCATTATCAATACTTGCAGACTCTTCGGGACCCAATCCCTTGGTGAGGGCACCCTCTAATGCTTTGAATGCAAAGATAGTGCTGACTGCTTCAACACCACCAGCAATAAGTTTCCCTCTTCTACCAAAAAATCGTGAAAACTTCCCTAATGCTCTAGAACCAAAGAGTCGAGCTAGTAATCCTGCTGTTGCTGCTGCTAATCGAATAGCACCACGCGCAAGGATCTTAACAATAAATCTAGAGAACTTACCTAACCCTGTTCCAAAAATAATATATGCTGATAATAATTTTGGCCAGTTATTACTTAAGAATCTTATTATAGAATTGATTTTACTTTTATTGTCTGGATTACTAAACCAACCAACTAGTTTCATTAGGAATTTTCCTAATAAAATGTTGAATAAGAAACCCATTATTCTATCAAAGATCCCTTTGACAGGTGCAATTATTTTCTCTGCTACTTTTTTGAGACCTTGAAATCTCTTTGCTAAATTTTTCTTCTGTAGGTCTCTTCTTTCTCTCTCCGCTTTCTTCCTATCAAAGGTCGCAGTATCTTTCTTTAGATCATACTGATCCTTTAAGATATCAGCAATTCTTGTGACAGTCTGAGCAATTTCTGCTATAAGGTTAGGAGGACTGCCCTTCTTTTTTCGTTTTTTCTCTTCTTCTTTTTCTTCTTCTGCTTCAGGTTTTTGATAAGGGACTATTGCACTAGTTGGTAATGCCTTTGGTTTAATATTAACACCTATGGCAGATCCCTTTTTAAATGAGTCTGCAGATATCTTTGTTTTCTTTGCCTGTGGTTTCTTTTTTCTCTTTCTTTCTTTTATTACTTCTTGCCTAAGAGCAGCACTACGAGCGTCACCTTTTCCTTTAGTTTTAAATTCAATGGTAGCGATTGCTTCCATCAAAGCACTAAGATAATCCTGATCAGACAGATCATCTAGGTCAAAACCCATCTCTAAAAGTATTTCTAGTGGATCAGTGCTAGTCCTAGATGCCATTTCGCTGTTGTGCTTTTAATTTCTCTTCTTCAAGATGATTTTGTAGCATACTCACATAAACATCACGCTCCCAAGGGATCATGTTTTCAATCTCTGTTAGTGAATATTTATGGTACTGCATCAACGAAAAGTTAAGTTGAAAATACGCCAATAAGTTCATATGAACCATGGCTACGCGAAAAAAGATGCCAGTCCCTCAAGAACAACTTCACTTTCTTTTTTTGTAACTGGGTTCTTAACTTTAATTGTGTGTGCCAGTTTAGGCATGGTATCAAAAAACTTCTCAACCCCTTTGAATTGTGAGGAGTTCATAGACTCAAGGAACTCAGTCACTTCTTTTTTAGTGCAATCCGCAGTAGCCCATACATCTTCTTCAGTACAGATAGATTCAATACAAGATGCAATTAAATCAAACGATTGATCCATTTGATTTTTGCTCTCAAAGTCAAAGTTGTTTTTAATAAATTGATCCAATGATGGATACTTCATTACCATCATTATGTCATCGTCAAGTTGAATTTTATTAGTGTGATTATCATCCTTCTGGACATGAATATCATCAATGTTAATCATCACAGGAACCTGTGTCTCACCATCATCGGGGCAAATAATATTAACTTCAATCTCCTCACCAACCGACTTACCACGAATATTTAAAAACAAATACTCAATATCAAACGTAGGTAAAGTATCTACTTTGATACCTTTAGTTTGAATACAATTTTTTATGACAGTTTTAATTGCAGTTGTAATCTGCTTTGTGTCCTCACTTTCTAAAGCGATTACAAGAACCTTCTCTTCTTTTACAAGAAAAGGTCTGTACTGAATAGTTTGTCCTGTTGATGGCAACTCAAGTTCATAAGTTGGTGTAGCAATCTTTGGTAAAGGCATGATATCCTATAGAAGTTCAGTATGATTATTTATTAGGCAATATTTGAATTAATATTTGGATTTAAGGGTTTACCGTTACCAAATTTGTTTGGATCATAATTAAATGTGCTTCCGTTTTTATCTTTAAGTAAACTACTTCTATTGTCATTAAAGAATTGCTCAGCAGATGCAGAACCATCTTTTGGAGTTGGAATTTTTGGTTGTGGTGTTTTTTCTGCAGGTGGTGTTTGTGCTGCGGTTCTTTCAATAACATATCTCAAGTACGTCATGGACACAGTGCATTTTAATAATTGTGATGTGTCATAAGAAATAGGCATGGAGTTAATTTGAAAAGGAAATGCCTTCACAAAGTTATAAACTAAACTACCACCAGTGGGATTAATGTTTCTAAAACTATCGCTTTCAAATTTTGTAACTTTAAATCCAGAGCAGGTATATTCATCTGGATAGTTCATTCTATAAAAGTAATTCTCATTCTTCTTTTCATTTCTATTTGCCGTAACAAAATCCTGTGTGGTTCCAGATCCACTAATAAAATCTATCCATGTTTCAAAGTATCTAATGATTGAATAGTTATCTCCATCAACATAAAAGGTGAGATCAATTCTATCATCATAAACTCTACGGTGAGCATGTCTTTCTGTTACACCAGTCCTATCACTAGTTTGCTCAAACAACGCAAGACTTGATCCGGGAAGAACTGCCTCTGTGCAATAGAGATTTATATTTCTTTGCACATCAGTTGTAATATCAAATCCCTGTGCTTTTGCAAAATTTCTAAATGCACTATCACTTCCACCAGTCTTACTAGCAGGAAGAGGAATTTCTACGTAATACTTAGAGGTAAGCGAGGGTCTTCCCAGTTGAGACCTAAACTGATCTATCGTTACTCGTCCAGCCATCTATAAATAGTTTTTGACTTTATATACTATGTATGGCAGAAAGCATAAAAAGTAAATACAAACCTTCATTCCCAAAGAAGTATAAGGGTAATCCCAATAACATTATATGTCGAAGTAGTTGGGAGCGCAAGTTTTGTCGTTACTGTGATCTAAATGAAAATATTCTTGAGTGGGGTAGTGAGGAATTTTTTATTCCATACATCTCACCTGTTGATAGGAGGGTACACAAATACTTCCCCGATTTTATTATAAAGGTAAAAGAAAGCACAGGTCATATTAAAACATATGTGGTTGAAGTAAAACCAAAAAGACAAACTCAACCACCAAAGCAGAGAAAGAGAGTTACTAAATCGTATCTGTATGAGTGCAAAACATATGCGGTAAATCAAGCAAAATGGAAAGCAGCGGTAGAGTTTTGCGAGGACAGAAGAATAGACTTTAAAGTAATCACAGAAGACGAACTAGGTATTAAATAATGGCAAGAAGACGTGCTAAAAGAAGGACGGGTGGTCCATCTTACGAGGAGGTAAAAGCACAGATAGATGCTAGGGAAAGACAAAAAATATTAAATAGTGA